TGGAGTATTTTGAGGCATTGTTACACCTTCTGGGGGAACTCCGCCAATACCACCTGGGGTTGCTACTTGTGCTTCTTGATTTTCCATTTTATTTTTCCTTATGTAAATGTTTGCATCCTATTACCAGCATGGTTAGTTCTTTTGGATCTTCAATTCCTATCTCTATGATAGGAACAAGTTTCCTATTTGAATCTAAATCAAAACTGTCTTGAACAGCATATCTACTATTCAAGTTATATTCAATCCAATGTTCGATGTCCTTAACATTGTATCTATGCTCTATTGAGAGTTTTGTAAAATGCTCCGGAATAAAGGTTAGTTTCCTAAAACCCAAAACTCCAAGAGCATTTAATTCTCCTCTATTTAAAGACATTATATACCTACTTTATTTATAATAAGCAGTCTCACCGAATGGTGCAATTATGGTTTCATTGCCGTGAATAACAAACAAACTTTCGCAATAATCCTCGTCGCCCCAACTACCGCAAGGGTATCCATCAGTAAACATGATGAATTTTTTAGGCTCAATACCTTCTTCTTTCATGAAATTATAGTTAACATCGAAGTCTGTACCGCCGCCACCTTTAACTTTGTAGTCTAAGATTTCGTCGGCAGTATCGCCGGTAAATTTAGCATAGTTATATACTTCGGTATCAAAGCACCACAGGTCTAATTTGAAGTCTTTGTACTCATCCATAATACCTTTAACTTCACTGATAAAGTCTTTAGCCATTACATCCGAAATACTTCCACTCATGTCAATAGCAACCGATACATCGATGGTTTCTTCATTCATCATTCCGGGCAAGATAGCACCGCAATGTTGACTCTTACGATTAGGTCGTGTAAAACTGTAATTGCTTTTGAAGATGCTTTGTATTTGCATACGCAAAATCTGACGCCAATCCATTTTAGGTTCAGTGAAGTCGCTAATCATACGTTGGATACCTGCAGGCACCCTACCAGCACCTGCGGCCTGTGCGGCTGCTACAATGGCTTCCTTCATTTCGTCACGGATGGCTTTCTTTTCTTCAGCCGTTAGTTTTGGACGACCTTTGCCCTTACCTTCGTCATCTCCTTCGTTGCCTCCTTCACCTTCTTCCCCATCATCTAAATGTTCGTCTAGCAATTCACCGAGAGTAGACATATCAATTTTAATTGACTTTTCTTCAAGGATATGATAAATCTCTTCATAACTCATTCCACGATATTTGTCATCTTGAAAACAAGACATGAAACTAGGAAACATTCCAATGCGTTCATCTTTAAGAATTTGATTAGCAGCATAGTCAGCAGCAATGTTTGATAGTTGAGGATCTCGATTCTCTCGACGTCCCATATGGTCAAATACATTATGTAGTACTTCATGACCAAAACCAAATTCTGCTTCTTTAGGAGTTAGTTTGTGTACAAATCCATTGTTGTAATAAAAGTTTCTACCATCTGTTGCTAATGTAGAACACCAATCACTAGCATCAATTAATTGCATACGTGTGGCAAGATTGCCAAAGAAAGGATGACGCAATAGAAGCCCAACACGAGCAGTAATAAGTTTTTCTACAATTTTATTTTTTTCAGCAGCAGTAAATTGCCGATCAGACCAATCTTTTTTACTGCGTTCTTGTTTCATTATTTTAGACATAGCATATCCTTTTAGTGTTTAAGTGTATATTATACATTAAATTTATCAAAAGAGCAAGTAAAAAGAGCCCCTAGGGGCTCTTTTTTAGCCTTCCATTGCAGTAATAATGTACTTGCCGTACTTTTCATGGAAGCGATCAAAGTTTTTCAACTTACTTGCATCAAATGGCAATTCATAATTAGTCAATGCAACTTTAGCACCCATAACAATTAGTTCAGTTGGAAAATTATCCATCAAGAACAAGAAGAAGTTATCGGCCATCTCGTCCCAACCTTTAACTTTCTTACGGTCTGCTTCTTTCAACTCATAGCATAGGCTAATGCTCAAAGAATACATTGCAGAAATTTCTTTAATTTCGCACTTCTTAACTTTGCCTGACAAGATATCACTAGGGTTAGGCATCTGTTTAGCAACACGACGATGAGCCATAAACTTAACAGCAAGGCCTTCACCAACTGCACCTGCAATTAGATCAGTCAATGTGGAATCAGACACATCATCATCGTCAAGCAATTCACTAACAAAATGCCAACTACGTGGTGTAGCGAATGCACGACTTGAACTCTTCGGATCAAAATCGTACAAATCTTGTTTAGCAAAGCCCAAGTAACCAACAACTTGTTCGTGCTCAAAATTATTAACGGCCCATTCTAACCAATCTTCGTAGTCTGTACGTAATTCCAAGTGCAAGAAACGATTAGCCAACGGTGCAGGCATGCGATAAGTAACACCCTTGTCAGTTTCACGGTTACCTGCGGCAACAATTGAAACACCTTTTGGCAAGATATAAGTACCAACACGACGATTAAGAACCAGTTGAAAAGCCGCTGCCTGTGTAGCAGGAGCCGCTGAGTTCAATTCATCCAAGAACAGGATAGCAGTAGACTCTGGATCAGTAGGCAGTTCTGCGGGAGGAGCCCATGTCATAGTATTTGAATTACTATTGTAGTACGGGATACCTTTGATGTCAGTGGGTTCCCAAAGACTCAAACGAACATCAATGACTTCACGACCTTGTTCGTCGCCTAGTTGTTTGATAATATCGGACTTACCAATACCAGGGGGACCCCACATGAACACTGGGCGCTGTTTCTTAACGCACTTGCGGATTGCTGCTTTAGCCTCTTTTGGGCTAACAGTACGATTTGCGGAAATTTTTTCTGCCATAAAATGCTTTCAGTGAAAAAGTTAATTAAAATACTGTATGCTCTATGCTTCAGTATGTATTAATTATACGATAGTTCTGTCGTATTGTCAAGTACTTTATTGTTTTTCAGCAAATCTTTTCTGTGCTCTTTGCATTTTTTGGAGATTTCCGGAAAATAACACCAGTTGTATGGCCATTCTTTCCCCAAACAGATAGATAGATTTGGGTGTTATATAGAACGGACAGTCGATATTCCTGTCTATCCAAAGTATAAGAGCATTGTTTATTTCAATGGGCTCATCAAAATCAACTTTATGATACTTAATATCGGCTTCAATTAAGCACTCAAAGCCCTTATCAGTAAGACCTAAACCGCCTTTTTCTTTAATTCTAAAATTTTGCCACAATACTTGTAGCAGATTTCTTATAGATTGTTTATCAACACCTAGTCCGAGTTGTTCTGCAATGTAATTGGTAATTTTAAGTTTTTGATTCATCGGTGATTTTCTCACCAGCAGTTAGTTTATAAACGGAAAATTCTGTTGTATTAAACATTTTATTCAATTTGTACGATAAATTAAATGCATGACCACTGTTTGCAAATGATACTTTCTTATATTTCGGCCCTACATCTTGTGCAACTACACTACTGGTCTTCAAATTAATTGGTTTGTCTTGATAAAACACTGACCAAACGGCATCGGACTCTAAAACTTGATCTGTTTTATAAGATTTTTTATTTGTTATTTCTAAAAGAATGTTTGGTTTAGGTCTTGACATTATATACGTATCTCCGAAAAGTGCGTATATATTTATCGTATTTTGCTAAATTTATATCCTTAGTTTGCCTTCAGCATATGCGGTTTAAGCCATGCTAACGGTACATTAGTCTGCTGCCCCCAGAATCGAGAATTACTTAAATTCAAATAATGCCGATTACGTGCAATGGCTATTTCAAAATTGTTTAAATTATCGGCAATTTCTATATCTGCAATGTAAGGTTTCCAAAATGCAGGAATATCATCTAATGTAAATTTGTAATCTGCTCCATTTTTATCAACTGTATATAGCCTATCAGACAATGGATTGATATTAACACAACTAGGATCTCTATCATTGAACCCATATCTAATTTTTATATTTTTATCAAAGAAGCCTACTGGTATATCTATTGGTGGACATGCGTTTGGATCCATATTTACATGATTATATCCGTCATAGTGTCTGCAAAGTTCTTTGGTAGGAACATACCATTTTGAATAAACTTCGGTGTATTCCCAGCCATCCATGCGATACACATATCTATCAGGATCAAGTTTATCTAAAAATCTATGGTATAGTTCTTTTTTAATTACAACAAAAGCATATGATGCTTCAAAATTGTAATTTAAAAAATTACCGCACGGTGTTAAGGTTGCTCCCCTATTATATGCTTCTCTAAGTAGTTCTGGATAATGGCAATTTGCCATTGCTGCTCTCGGATCCGGATCTTGTTTTAGCAACTCTAATCCTTTTTTATAAATTTCAGTGTTGCTATCAATAAACACATGATCATCATTACCTGCAAGATATATTAGATCGTCATCAACTGAATCTATTTCTGGCTGTATTTCTCTCCACTGTGCAAGGTTATTACATCTATGCCAAAATATTTTAATTTTTTCTAAAGGAAACAATGTATTAATCCATTCTTCCATTTCTTTTTTTCTCTCAACTAGTTCTCCATCTAATTCTAGATTAAAGATAATTTTACTTATTACTGGTTCTAGAGGTACTAGACTAGCAAACGTATATCTTGCTACATCAAATCTAGAATCAGTTCTAAGATTATATCTATCTCCAATTGGATTTAGTCTATTATCTGATATTTTACAATTAAACCATACTATCATTTTTTTATTCTCTTATTAAAAACTTCCACCATCCATTTTAATCACGACATTTTCTTGTGAACTAGATTGATCTATGATACCTGTCAGTCTCGTCATAACTAATGCAAGACTATCATACAAATCTGTATATTCTGTAGACGTTAACGTCATTGATGTCTGATTACTTTTTCTAGCAATTCTTGCTTTGTTTAAAAAATCTTCAATTGGAATTACATTTATTTGTTTCATATTTTATTAATGGTATTCAACATATTTTTCATTTCTTGTTCCGTTTTAAAAGGACCATGATATGGATAACGTTCTAATGTAATTAGTTTAGGGCAAAAACTTTTAACCCAACCTTTACGGAATTGAATTACATAAAAACCTGCACAATATTGACTTTTACTTTTAGAACTTTTTGCATACAATGGTAGTTTCTTTTTTACATTATATACAGGTTCGAATGGTTTTGAACTACATGGATAGTTATAGATAGTATGATTAATTGGTTCTATTTCAAAATTACGTTTAGTATCAATAGTATCTAACTTTTCAACTACATCTTTAAAATTTTTAATATTAATCATTTTACCTTTATGTAAAAAGATATATCCTTTTTTATTTTTAGCAATAGATCCAATTTTCTTACCTGAATCTTCTATGATCCATTCTTTATTAGGAATTAATACTTTTGAAATTACTGCATTCATGCTATATACCTCGCATTCAATGGCTCTGCATAACTTTGTACCTGTTCACTGATCTTAATCAGATCATATTCAGAACAAAGTTTAAGCAATCTTACTCCTACTTGTGGAATATTCTTTTCTGACTTTGTAGCAGTTTCTATTGTTTCACTAATAATAGATTTAATCTCAGTTGGCTGTGCTGTTAGATCACACAATTGTACATTACGTTGATAATCGTCTAGTACACGATGCTCAACACCTTCGTGGTCGGTCCAACGTTGCAACATGAGATTGTTCCAAGAATAGCCTTTGGATTCTCTATCGGAAAACGCATCACGGAGACCAACTTTATTCTTTGTGCCTTTCTCACGTACTCCCGGATACGCACTAAAGATATTGTCGGAGGTGTCGCCACGCATACACTTCTCAAAGAGTAACCATTCTGGGTCCGGTGCGCCTTTTGCTTCGCCAGTTTTCTTATCTTTGACAGGCTTACCCTTTTCATCAAAATATCCCTCGTGCGTGGTTGTGATCTGCATTACACCATTATATTGGCGAACATTGGGTGCAATAAGTTGTGCAAAATCTCCATCTGTTGAAATAATAATATGATTGTCGGCGGGATGACTTTGTATCCAACCTGCAATCAAATCATCTGCTTCTAATTGTTGATGCTGTAATACTGTACAGTTGGTCTTGTTAGTAATATACTCTTTAAATTCATCAAATGTCTCCCAAAATACACGATCTTCTTCTGCTTCTCTAGGGCTTTGAGCAGCACGGGCTTCTGTACGTTGTCGTTTATAAGGAGCATAAACATCCTTTCGCCAACTGCGACCTTCTAAAAAGAAG